CAGCAGCCGAGCAATTAGTAACTACTGAATCCACATCGACAGTACCAGTCAATCCTGATGCGTCCCCGTAATTAGTAATAGTGCCTGCCGTATGGCAGTTGGATATAGTTGAGTTTATGACTTCCCCTGCTAAACCTACTGCCTTCCCTATTGTTCCTGCTCCCCCAGATGTTCCTGTATAATCTAATCCTGTTAATGAGACATTCCTTATAGTTGCACCATTAATACATCCAAATAAACCAAGATTATAGACATCTGGGGCTACTCTTGTTATAACTCGGTTTATGTAAAGACCACTAATTATATGCCCCAAGCCATTAAAGGTGCCTGTAAATGGTTCTGAATCTCCTGAATTTCCAATCGGTGCAAACCCTTGACCTCCATGCCAACCTACAGTTGCCGAGGCATCTATATCATTGGCCAGCCAATAAGTACCAGCCAAGTCTAAATTCATATTCTGTAAGTCGTTTACATCTGTAATCGCTGGCATATTATCTCCTAATAAGAAGTTGAGGCAGGATAAGCTATCAAATCACTCCCCCCATCTGTGTCTATACTCCGTCTAGTTCTTGGCCAACCAGCCGCATCTAGTATCTTATGTATGGCCTCTCCATCGGAACAGATTGTTTTACTTGTAGTGTCCTGTGTAATTAACTGCCTTGCTAATAGGTCAATTCCATCCGTGCAATAGAAAACCGTTGTCTCAACACCTGGGGCTGGGTTATAACTTATTCTCTCAATGAATCCGAAATAAGCCGCAATATAAGCTCCGCCATGATATGCCCTAACTCTTATCGGCAGCCAGGGTCTTATCTTACCTGCTAAATCGGTATCGGTTGTAAAGGGGGAATACCGCTGGCATAATCCTTTTCTTAGAGTAACCGTTAAAGTCGCGGCTGGGGCATTTCCTTCTTCTTTCTGTTTTCCTCGTTGCCAATCTGTCCAATCTGTAGCATCCCAGTCAACCATTACCTCAAAGGTAACATTAGTCACAGGCTACTTCTCCCATAATACCAACCTTGATTGACCTGCCCAAAAGCACTTCTGCGTCCTTCCTCTTTAAGCATCTGGTCAACCTTCCTTACGAATTGGCGCATACTAGCCTCATCACCCATAAAGTTTCCAACGTGTATATGAACTTCCCTAGTTAATCCTTTAGAAAGAGGAATAACTGCTTCTGGTCCTTCCTCTCCGATTAAAGCCCTTGTGGGTTTTGTTACAATTCCCCCTTCGGCCAGTCCTGCTGCGGCCTCCTGTGCTTTCCTTCTAGCTAGTATAATACCCGCCGTTAATGCTGCCACTCCTGCTATACCCAAAGCAATACCCGCTATCGGAATACTAGAAGCCCAAGCCCAAATAGAAGCTGCCGCCTTTACCACTAGAGCGGCTACCGCTTTTCCTGCGGCTACGGCAAGCCCGATAAAACTCGTTGCTAAGAGTTTGACATTAGCTATCAGTTGCGGAATACTGGTCAAAGATAGCGCTAGAATAATCGGCCCCAATGCCGACATAAGGGCAAAAACAGGTTCAAGAGGCTCTAAAAACGAACCAACTGAAAAGGTCAAATCTTCCCATGCTGACTTCAATTTATCCATAATGCCGTATTGTTCATTAGCTTCATCGGCATAAGCCTGTGTCGCTCCAACAGCTTCAGTACCTATCTTAGTTATATATGCACTCATGGTTTCATTACTGAGCCCTAGAGCTTCATTTAGACTTATACCCTCACGTGTTGCCTGTGATACAGCAGTCCTAAATAACTTTGTGGCTGATGCTCCCGACATGCCTCTATCATTCAGGATTGCCATAATAGCTATCATCTCATCGAGGGTAACATTTAATTCTGAGCCATACATGGCCACATAGTCCATTACTGAAGCAAAATCTGAGAGATTAATCAGCGTATTTTTAACTAGCCATGTGAATTGGTCTAAGTCCTCTGCATTTTTAGGGAGTTCTATCCCAAAGACACGAAAGGCAGGAACAAGCTGGTCAGCCACTACTTCGGCGCTTGAACCCGTTGCATCCGCTAAAGCATCAAAGGCATTAGCGATTGCCTCCATTTCTTCTTTGCTTCTAACCCCTGCTCTGGATAAAATAGTAAGTGTTGCTATTACAGATTTCAGCCTGAAAGTGACATTAGAAAGGCTTAGTGCCAGGTCTCTCATTTCACCTGTCGTTAACCCTGTCGTAATAGCTACCTGTCCTAATTCAGCATTCATCTTGCGAGCATCGGCTACTAATTTAAGACCAGCAATACCAACAGCGGTTATGGCAATCGCAGCAATGCGCATCCCTTTCTGGACTCTCTGCATTGAGGCTTCGGTATTATCGGCAACATTATTCATGCCTTCATTGAATTTTGTTTTATCTAAACCTAATTTTACGACTGCATCGCCAACTGAAATGCTCATTTTTTAATCACCTTTATCTTATTTCCTAGCTGTCGAAAGAAGTCCTTATCGGAAACTTTATTGTCCTGGGAGATAGATTGACGTTCCCGTTCCTTGCGTTTTTCTAGCTTCTCTATCATTAAGTTAAGAAGCTCGTTTGTCCAGTTATTTTGAATATAGTCAGGCGTGACGTGCCATTCTGATAAAAGGAATTCGTATGTCTCGGCTAACGTGAGAGTTTCGCCGTAATCCCCGTCACGCTTTGAGCTAAAGGGAAGGCTACCTCAAGGATGCTCTCAAAAGCTAATGCCATTTCAGCATCGGTAGCAATGGCTTCTATTTCTTCCCGAGGTAAATCTATGGCATAACTGAAAACTAAATCTGTGATTTTATCGGGCATATCTACAAGTAAGCTGTTCATTGCCTCTTGGAATTTCTCTGGGGTGTCAGTCGTGGCATTAACAGCCGGGGATAATTTCCCCATCATTTCAGAGAGTTCAGCCCGCCAATCACGGGCATCTTTGATATTAAGAAGTTTTACCTTGTATTCCTTGCCCCCGAAATGAACAATAACCGGTGCTTGAGATAGTATCTGTTCTTCGGTTCTCATAACCCTCCTTACGCAGCATTATCAACTATTGTGCAAACATTATTATCCTGAGACTTTAGTGCCTTGAATGATATCGGCACAATGGTTTTTTCACCCTTCTTATAGCTCATGCCAACCGTACCACTGGCAACGGCCTTTGGAATCTGAATTGCTCTCAAATATCCAGCAGGGCTAGTGCCTTCTATCTTAAGGTTCATGGTCTTGTTCACGCCATCACCAAAGGTGATTATATTTCCTGACAGCACACCGCCGGCCATGGCATTGTTGATATTCGTCAATGAAGCCTCGGCCATATTACATGTGACGGTTATTGTTTCTTTTGTGATAATACTGTCAATAGGGAATGTCTCCTCGTGAACCATGACATCGGATTCCTCGGCAGCATATTCCATGCTTACGCCATCTTCGGTATATCCGACTTCGGTATAAGGGCTACTGAAGGACATCGCCGGGGCAGTTCCGCCTGGCTCTATCGTGTAGGCAACATTATTAATTACTACGGAATCAATCCATGCCGTTCTTTCTGGCGTTGCCTCCCATAGTTCAAAGCGAACCCGAGTCAATATCCAGTCGCTACAGTTATCAACTACGGCTAACCCGTTAATAGTTGCCTCAACCGTGCTTACCGTGTCCCCAAGGTCCCAGTCAAAGAAAGCATCACCTATCCCATCTTCACCCCAACCACCAAATCCCACCACCGGGTCAGTGGCCAAATCATACTGTAACCATCCAGCCGTTCCAAGATGAGTTTGATGAGGTACACAAGTAATCTCTACCCAGCCCTCGCTTCCTGCCGTCGGGTCCTCAAATCTGAATTCTGCCTGTACCCAGTTGGCAGTCGTAGCTTCATAGTAATACCAGTATGTGTAATGTCCAGCCGCAGCACCAGTTGTCCAGTTTGCTAGAGTAATTCCAGTCGGCGGAATAATCTGAAGATGCGTACTCCCTGCATCGCCAGACCCACTTTTATAGAGTTTGGCTGCATACGTTCCTGCATAAGCATGTTCACTTGACCACTCCGCTATCGCGTCATTCGGCTGCTTCACAAGCGTCATTCGGCTGCTTCACAAACAGAGTCGCCACACCCACTAATACATTTGCTATTGTCTTTGCCATATTTTACCTCCTTTTTAGAAATTCTTGATACCGAGATTCTATCTCGGCTTTAGTGAGTTTGGGTTTCTTCTTTCTTTTTCTTACCACATTGAAACCTCCTATTTAATCATTATCTCCCAAAAGGACAGAACTCTAAATCTTCCAGGTATATCGGTATCGACTAAATCCTGTCCCTGAACTTCTTCGATTGCGGATAGGATTGTATTGCTGCCTACATCTACATTCTGAATACCTTGTAGAGCATTATATAAAGCCCTATAAACTTCCCTGGCCTCTATTGAATCATCAGCCCAGCAGTCAATCTGGATGCTAGGTGATGGCAAGTCTGGGATATATGGAGTAGAGCGCCCCCCTCTAGTAAAGAATGTTATATTAGGAAGGTCAGCGTTTTCTGGCGCTCTGGGACAATAGATTCTTTGTCCAA